CTACTAGGTCTTCACAAGATAAACAGGTTATGCAGAGGTTGCGTGAAACTGGAAAAGTTACTGACGCAGCCAAAGCATTTGAACGATTCTTTTAATTTTGGAGTTTTAAAATGGCTACCTATCAAACATATACCGCTATTGGTCAGCGTGAAGACCTCTCTGACGTTATCTATAACATCAGCCCCACAGACACACCTTTCATGTCTTCTATTGGCAAGACTAAAGCTACTGCTGTTCTGCATGAGTGGCAAACGGACTCACTCGCAGCAGCGACTTTAGATAACTACACTGTTGAAGGGGCGACAGCATCTGACGCTACTATGTCTCCAACAACTCGTGTAGGCAACCGCACTCAGATTGCACAGAAAACTATCAAGATTTCTGGCACTTTGCAAGCTGTTGACAAAGCTGGACGTAAGTCTGAAAAGGCTTATAACTTGGCTAAGGCTTCTAGCGAAATCAAGCGTGACATGGAAACAACCCTGTTGAGCAATCAGACTGCCACTAACGGCAACAGTTCTACTGCTCGTAAATTGGGTGGTCTGCAAGCATGGTTGAATTCCAACTATGATGGCGGTACTTCTGGCGTGGCTGGTGACTTGGGCACTACTGCTCGTACTGATGGTACAAATCGTACTTTCACAGAAGACATTTTGAAAGTTGTTATCAAAGAAGTTTACGCTTCTGGTGGTAATCCTAAAGTGTTGATGGTCAACCCTGCACACAAGCAATTGGTATCAGCGTTTGCTGGTATCGCTGCACAGCGTTTCATGGCCCCATCTAATACCCCTACCACTATCGTCAGCGCAGCAGATGTTTACCTGTCAGATTTCGGTGCAATCTCAATTGTTCCCAACAGGTTCATGACATCTACCAATAGCTGTAACGAGACAGCGTTCATCCTTGACCCTGACATGGCTGCTATTGCTTATTTGCGTCCTTTCCAGACCAACGAATTGGCTGTTACTGGCGACAATGAGTCCACACAGTTGCTGTGTGAGTACACATTGGAAGTTAAGAACCAAGCTGCACATGGCATCATTGCCGACATTACTCCTTAATCTGGTGTAACCCAAAAAATGCCTCAGACTAACCCTCTGGGGCATTTTCTTTTCTACTCAAACTGATAGAATTAGGCTATGCAAAATCCTACCAATTTTAGACAAACTGCTGTCCATGCTGATGGCGAAGGTGGCATCGTTATTCAAACTCGTCAGGATGTTTCTGACATTGTTGAGCAGAACAAAAAAGAATATAACTCGTATGACGAGAGAGCAAGATGGTCTGACCAATTGTTTGGCAATAAGGTTGCGTCTATTCCTATGACAGTCATTGATGACTTGAACAAACAAGGAATCATGCGTGGCTTTGCTGTTCTTGATGACAAGCGTTTTGCTGCTTGGTTAAATGACCCAATGAATCGTGCATGGCGCACTAGAACTGGAGTGGTATGAGCCTCTCAACTTATTCTGACTTGCAGACTTCAATAGCCAACTATTTGGCTAGGTCTGACTTGACAAGCATCATTCCAGACTTTATTACTCTGGCTCAAAATCGTTTGCGTAGAGAACTGCGTATTCGTCAGATGCTCAAGTCTGTAACAACTAGCACAGTCTCTGGTGATGCAACTGTAGAATTACCTAGCGACTTCCTAGAGATTCGTGATTTTGTAGTGATGACTAACCCAATTCAACCATTGAGTTACTCTAGTCCCTCATCGTTATCTAATGACCCAAGAACATCAGAAGTTGGCGTTCCTAAGTCTTACACTATTCTTGCTTCTGAGTTTCAAGTAGCACCTGCACCTGATGGCATCTATACGCTAAAGATGCTTTACTTTGCTGCGCCTCCATATCTGTCTAGCAGTAACGCAAGCAATGTTTTTCTAAATGTTGCACCTGATGGTTTGCTATATGGCGCATTGGTTGAAGCAGAGCCTTATCTAATGAACGATGCTCGTATCAATACATGGGGTTCTATGTATGACAGAGCAATATCCTCTCTCACCAAGTCTGACGAAGAAGGTCAATACTCTGGTGTTCCGTTAGCAATGAAATTAACTGCAAGGTGAAAATATGGCTGAAATGAGTAACTATCTCGAAAATGCGCTGATTAACGGCACATTGAGAGCAACTACATACACAGCACCAACGACTGTGTATCTTGCTTTATACACATCTGACCCTACAGACGCTGACACAGGTACAGAAGTATCTGGTACTAGCTATGCTCGTCAGTCAATTACTTTTGGTGCGCCTAGTAATGGTGCTTCTACTAACTCTGCTGTTATTGAGTTTCCTCAAGCTGGAAGTGCTTGGGGTACTGTTGCCTATATTGGTATCCGTGATGCTTTGACTACAGGTAATCTGTTGTATCACACACCATTAGACGCATCTAAGACTATTGCAACTGGTGATGTGTTCCGCATTGCTGTTGGTTCATTGAGCGTTACTTTGGCGTGAGATGGCTGACTTACTACCTCCGTGGACAATTGACTCGCTTGACCAATTAAAGTCAAGCATTGATGACTTAACACTCACACTCGATAGTCCACTTTATACAACCTCTGTAACCCTATGGGATGCCTATGGGTCTGTAACTGCGTCCGCAAGCGTTATAGCCGATGCTATAAGGGTACAGAATGGTGTAGGGGCAGTAAATGGTTCAGCGACTGTTACAGCAGATGCTACAAGGGTTCAATACGCTAGTGCAAGTATAGATTGTGCTGCTAGTGCTTCATGTGAAGGCATACGAGTACAGAACGCAACAGTAGGAATAGACGCAATAGCAACTGTTGTTTGTGATGCTATCCGTGTTCAGTTTGCAAGTGCAAGCATTGAAGTTACTGCTCAAGTTACAGCAAATGCAACTCATATTCAAGCTGGTACGGCTTCAGTTGTTTGTTTAGCTACAATTATTGCTGATGGTCATATTCTTGGTGATAACTGGACTCCTGTTGTCGTAGATGACAACACTTGGACACCAGTAAGCGGAGACTCAAACACTTGGACTGTTGTTTCAACAGATTCAAATACATGGACACCAGTTGCTGCTAACGACAACGATTGGACAATTCAAGCGCAAGGAAGTAATACATGGCTACGACAAAACTAACTTTTGGTGAGTGGATGCCTGACCAGCCTAGCGTATCTGGTGCGTTGACTGACGCTAAGAATGTGGTTTCTCAGGCTATCGGGTATGGCCCATTTCCTGCACCAGTTACGTTCTCCACAAGTAACGCTGCCGAGGATTTAACTTCTCTTTATGCTGCCAAGCAACCCAATGGTGATACTGCCTTGTTTGCTGCTGGTGCAACTAAGATTTATACAGTAAGTGGTGTAGGTGTTATCAATCAGGTTAAAACTGGCATGACAACTGGTGCTAACGATAGGGTTCGTTTTACTCAGTTTGGTAAGACTGTTATTTCTACTAATAACGCTGAGAAACTACAAGCATGGACGCTAGGAACTTCTACATCGTTTGCTGACTTATCGGCTAGTGCGCCTATTGCTAAATTCATTACTGTGGTGCGTGATTTTGTGGTTTGTGCAAACACTTATGAATCATCTGCACAACAGCAGTACAGAGTGAGATGGTCTGCGTTGAACAATGAAACTGATTGGGTTGAGGATGTAAACACTCAGTCTGATTATCAGGATATTCCTGATGGTGGACAGATTGTAGGAATTCGTGGTGGTGAGTTTGGTCTTGTTCTTTTAGAGCGAGCCATTCACCGAATGACTTACGTTGGTACTCCGTTTATATTCCAGTTTGACAACATCTCTCGTGGCAAGGGTTGCATGGCTTCTGGCTCAATTGCACAATACCAAGGTGTAACTTTCTTTTTGTCGGACGATGGTTTCTATATGTGTGATGGACAGAACGTCACAGCTATTGGCGCAGAAAAGGTAGATAGATTCTTTCTACAAGATGCTTCTGAATCTGACTTTAAAACCATGTCTGCTGCTGTTGACCCAATTCGCAAACTTGTAATCTGGAATTACAAAACTGT